ACCAGCAGAAGAAGAAGAAGCACCAGTTGAGGAGGAAGTTGTTGAGGAAGATTTATCAACCGAAACAGCTACACCAAAAAAGGTAATCGAATCAGTAAGCAAGGAAACTTTCTTTTCTGAAATCGAAAAGTTAAGAACTGAAATCAACGAACTGAAACTTTCAAATGTTGAAGTAAAAGAAGTTGAAGATGTATCTGTTGAATTATCAGAAGAAGTTGAAGGGATTTCACATAATCCAGAAAACGGAACTGCAAAGAAAGAGTTGAACCTTTACTCTCAAAAAGGTAAGAATAACACAATGAGTAGAATTTTTAACAAACTAAATAAATAAAAAAAATTATGAGTTTATCAATTACAAGTACATATAGCGGAAGTTTCGCTGGAAAATATGTGTCAGCGATGTTGCTTTCTGGAAACACAATTGCAAACGGATTAATCGAAGTTAAGCCAAACGTAAAGTTTAAGGAAGTATTAAAAAGAGTAAGTTTATCTGGAGCAATTGCAAATGCAAGTTGTGATTTTACAGATGCTGGAGCTGTTGTATTAACTGAAAGAATTATCGAACCAAAGGAATTACAAGTAAATTTAGAACTTTGTAAAACTCCTTTTCAATCAGATTGGGAAGCTATCTCAATGGGATATTCTGCACACGACAATTTACCATCAACATTTTCTGATTACTTTATCGGATTAATGGCTGGAGAGATTGCACAACAAACAGAACAAGATATCTGGAGTGGAACTGCTGGAGCTGGAACATTTGATGGTTTTGCTACATTGTTAACTGCTGCTACTTTACCAGCTGGACAAGACATTACTGCTGCAACTGTAACTGCTGCAAACGTTATTGCTGAATTAGGAAAAGTTGCTGATGCAGTACCATCTGCTTTATACGGAAATGAAGATTTATATATCTATGTTTCTCAAAACGTATGGAGAGCATACAAGAGAGCACTAGGAGGATTTGCTGCTGACGGAGTTGGTGCAAACGGATTTATGGCACAAGGAACAAACCAAGATATCGATATTCAGTACTTCGATGGAATCAAAGTTGTATGTGCAAACGGATTAGCTGATAACACAATGGTTAGTACATTAAAGCAAAATTTAGTATTTGCGACCGGCTTGTTATCGGACTCAAATGAAATTAAAGTGCTGGATATGAGCGATTTAACTGGGTCAAAAAATGTAAGATTTATCGCACGTTATACTGCTGGAGTTCAGATTGCAGTATTGGAAGATGTAGTTTTCTACTCTTAATATTAAATAATTAATAACTAAAAAAAGGTAGGTGGTTAATCTGCTTACCTTTTTTTTATAACCTTAAAAAATAACAGTTAGTTTAATAGCTAACTACTTAAAAATCAATAACTTATGGCTTGTTTACTTACATCTGGAAGGGCATTACCTTGTAAAAGTTCTGTTGGTGGCTTAAAAGCGGTTTATTTCGCTGATTATGGTACATTAGGAGCTGCTACAATAGTAGCTGGAGAAATTACGGCAGTTGCTGGAACTCCAGACTTTTTTAAATACGATATCAAAGGTTCTTCATCTTTAGAAACTACAATAACCAGTTCAAGAGAAAATGGAACAACTTTTTACACACAAACATTAAATTTAACTTTGACCACTTTGGACAAAGAAACACAAGAAGAGATTAAATTATTGGCTTCATCAAGACCACACGTTGCGATTGAGGACTATAATGGAAACTTCTTTTTAGTTGGATTACAACACGGAGCAGAGGTTACTGGAGGTACAATCGTATCTGGTGCTGCAATGGGTGATTTATCTGGATTTACTTTAACAATGGAAGCAATGGAAACATCTCCAGCGAACTTTACAGCTTCAACTGTTGTTACTGATAATGAAAGTGCGACACAAATAGACCCAAACGCATAATTTAATACTTTGGTTTTATTATAAAATTAGGCAATCTTAATCGGTTGCCTTTTTTTGGCTTAAATAAATAAAAATAGTATTATTTAGTATTATATATATATGAAACATTTATTGCCAACAACAGATATACAATCAATAAAGATTATACCAAGAGTATATTCTACTTCTGTAACAATGGATTTAAGAGATGACAGTACAAATACAACTGTTTCGATAACACCAACAGCACAAAAGGTTGGTAATTACATAGAACTATCAAATGTATTTAATTTAAAAGAGGGTAGATTTTACGATTTAAAAGTAATTGATACAAATACACAAAATATAATCTATAAGGATAAAATATTTTGCACAGCACAATCAACAAACCAATCAAATAACGAAAGCTATTCAGTCAATAAAGACGAATATAAGTCAAAGAGCGGTAATAACGATTTTATAATACTATGAGTAAACAAATAAATAAGTACAGAAAACCAACAGTTGCCAAAAAGAACAATTCTAAATTAAGTTTTGTTAATTTGTCAAGCTACTCAACACCAGAAATTGTTGAATCAAAAAACAAAGAATGGGTTGAATTTGGTGCAGATAACAATTATTTCAAATTCCTTATAGATAGAGCAAACGGAAGTGCTACTTCTGGGGCTTGTATTACTGGAATATCTCAAATGATATACGGAAAAGGTTTAGATGCAACAGATAGTGCAAGAAAGCCAGAAGCGTATGCAAGAATGATATCTTTGTTTAAAAAGGATGATTTAAGGCGATTAGCATATGATTTAAAGCTAACTGGTCAATGTGCTATTCAAGTAATTTATTCAAAGGATAAAAAGACAATTCAAAAGGTTGAGCATTTACCAATTGAAACTTTAAGAGCAGAAAAATGTTCAGAAGGCGATAAACAAGTACAAGCTTATTATTATCATTCAGATTGGGCAAACGCAAAGCCAAGTGATAAACCTTTGAGAATACCAGCATTTGGTGTTTCAAAAAGTGTACAACCAATTGAGATATTATATGTAAAACCTTACGAAGCTGGAATGTATTATTATAGTACACCAGACTATGTATCTGGGATTAGCTTTAGTGAGATTGAAGAAGAGATTGCAAACTTTCACGTTAACAATATTAAAAATAGTTTTGCTCCAGCATCGTTAATAAACTTTAATAATGGAGTACCAGACGAAGAAGCACAAACATTAATTGAAAACAAAATTGTTTCTAAATTTCAAGGAACAAATTCTGCTGGTAAATTAATAATTGCTTTTAACGATTCAAAAGAATCACAAGCAGACATCACACCAGTTCAAATTTCTGATGCACATAATCAATACGAATTTATTTCAAGTGAAGCACAAAGCAAGATAATGATGTCACACAGAATTGTATCTCCTATGTTATTAGGTATAAAAGACAATACTGGATTTGGTAATAATGCAGAAGAATTAAAGAATGCTTCTATATTAATGCAAAACATCGTTATAAATCCGTTTCAAGAACTTTTAATTGATGCCCTTGATAAAATACTTGCTTTTAATGGTATTGCTTTAAACCTATACTTTAAGACGTTACAGCCATTACAATTTATGGATTTAGAGAACGTAAAAGATGCTGAAACAAGAGAAGAAGAAACTGGTATTAAAATGAGCAAGGTTTTTTCTGATTTAGAAGAATTTGGAGAGGATGAAGACTTGGAGGAATGGGAGTTAATTGATGAAAGAAAGGTTGATTACGATTCAGAGGATGAGTTAGACGAACAAATAAAAAAATTAAACGAAAAGAATCCAAGTTTATTATCTAAAATATGGAACTTCGCAACAACTGGAACTGCTAGACCAAATTCAAAAAGTACTCAAGACGGAAAAGAACCAAATTTTGGATTACAATACAAAGTTAGGTATCAATATGCACCTTTAAAAGCTTCTGATAATTCAAGAGAGTTTTGCAAGAAAATGGTAAAAGCGAAAAAGATATATCGAAAAGAAGATATCCAGCAAATGAGCCAAAGAGCAGTTAACGCTGGTTGGGGTTTAAATGGTGCAAGTACTTATGATATATGGCTATATAAAGGAGGTGGAGATTGCCATCATTTTTGGATGCGTAAAACTTACATTGCAAGAGGTTCAAGACTAAAACCAGATGTTGGTAATCCAAAAGCAGAAATAAGTGTAAACAAGGCAAAAAAAGCTGGTATAAAATTACCAGTAAATGCAGAAGAGGTTGCAATGCGACCAACTGATATGCCAAATAATGGATTTGTAAACAAGAAAAGATAATATGGCAACAGCATTATTCATAAGTAGAACTGATTTAGTAAAGAATTCTGTAATTGATGGAAACACCGATACAGATTCCTTTATTCAGTTTATTAAAATCGCACAAGAGATACACATACAGAACTATTTAGGCACTAAATTATACAATAGAATTTCTGCTGATATTATAGCAGATACTTTAACTGGAGATTATTTAGAACTTGTTAATTCTTTTATTCAACCGATGTTGATACATTATGCTATGGTTGATTTTTTACCATTTGCAGCGTATCAAGTTAAATCTGGTGGTATATTCAAACATTCTTCTGAAAACGCTGAAACAGTTTCAAAAGATGAAGTTGATTATTTAGTACAAAAAGAAAGAGAATTCGCTGAATATTATACAAGGCGATTTGTAGATTTCATTTGCTTTGATAGTTCAAAGTTTCCAGAGTATTTAGACAATCAAGATTCTGATGTATATCCAGATAAAAATGTAAGTGGTTCAAATTGGGTACTATAATGAAAGGATATAAACCGAAACAAATAAACATTGTTAAATTGGAAAAGTATTTAACTAAAAAAGAAAAAGATGGCAAACGAAATATACAATAGTACTTGGTTTGGTAATACGATAGAAACTGCATCTTCTATTGGTACATCAACAGAAATGATACAAGGGCAAATCAATATGAATGATAGGCAAGAAGTAGAAGCAAAGAAATGTTTAGCTGATTCAATACATACAATAGGAATAAAAGATATACAAAATTAAAAACAATGGCAAAACCAAAATTAGCATTAATACCATCCGCTCAAGGAAGCAAATTTTATTCCGTACTACCATCAAGTGGTGTAGGGGATTTTAACTTTACTCGTAGTGGTTCAGCAACAAGAATAAACTCACAAGGACTAATAGAAACAGTTGGAAACGGAGTATCAAGATTAAACTATCCTTTGATTGATGGTAAGGTTGCTGGATGTCCAAGTCATTTGTTAGAACCACAAAAAATTAACCAATTACAAAGAAGCCAAGAGTTTTCAAATTCTTATTGGATAAATAACGGAGTTACAATAACTGAAAACAATGAGATTTCTCCAGATGGTACACTAAACGCTGATTTATTAACTGGAGTTAGTGGAGGT